TTACACCTGAAGAAGCAACAGAATATCTCGGAACATTTGAAGGTGCGGCTCAGTCTGCATGTTGGTTCTGGGAAACAAACAAGTTAAATCAATGGGCAGATGCAGGAGATATTGTCACATTGACTAAAAGAATTAACGGTGGTACAATTGGTCTTGAAGACCGAATTAAACACTATGAACACGCTTTACATGTATTGGGAGTATAAGTCATGTTAGAAACACTATTTTGGTTAGCACTAGGCGCATTTGTTGGATGGAATTTTCCTCAACCCGAATTTGCAAAACGCATACAGGCTAAAGTTCTGATTGCGTTTAAAAAGGATCAATAAAATGACCGAACAAATTAAACTAAGCGAAAGCGAACAAAAGAAAGAAGATTGGATGAACTCAAAGTGGCGTCCAATGATGGGTTGGATGTACATGGTAGTTTGTACCATGGACATGGTTGTATTTCCCGTCCTGTGGAGTCTATTACAGTCTTTAAATCACGGCCAAGTTACAAGCCAATGGCAACCTCTAACACTACAAGGTGCTGGACTATTTCATATTGCAATGGGTGCAGTTCTTGGTCTTGCGGCATGGGGTCGAACACAGGAAAAACTAGGTGGAGCAAACAATGGCGGTATTCAGATGCCATCTAATGCTGGTACAACTTATATTCCACCAGGTCAAGGTCAAGTTAATGTAAACAATCAATCTGGTTATTCACAACCACAAAGTAATTTTAACAGTCGATTCAACGGCACTTCCGCATCGGATTTCAATCAACCAGTTTCAGTAACAGTAGGATTTGGTGGTAAATTTGCACCACCTCCTGCGCCTCAACCATTAATCTAAGGAACTAATATGAAGAAAATATTTGCATCAGTTTTGCTTGCATCCCTTGCATTATTCAGTTATAATGTAGGTGTTGCCGCTGAAACAAAAAAAGTATGTGTAGACAAGATTACCAAAGACGGTAAGCCAGTCCTAGACAAAGCAGGTAAACCAGTACAAGAGTGCAAAGAAATGAAAGTCCACAAGAAACTCGAAGGTACTGAAGTTCCTCCAGCGAAGAAATAATCATGTCTGACAATACGGTCGAATTAAAAATTGATGTTGAAGTACTTAAAGAAAAAGTAGAACACATCACACATCTTTGTTCAAAGATGGATCAGATTATAGAAAAACTAGTCGATAATCAAGACCGCATTGTCACGCAAATTTACAACGATATGGAACAGAGAAAAAGGGACACCGTGGAAGACGTAAAAGAATTACATTCGCGAATTACTACAGTTGACAGAAACCTATCAGATAAGATAGAATTAACTGAACGTAGGATCATGGATGAAATTAAGTCTCTGCGCCATGCGATGGATGCACATAATAAAAAAGAAGATGAAGATTTGAAAAAAATCTCCCAATGGAAATGGATGATTGCAGGTGGTGTTGTAGTTTTAGCATGGTTAATTTCAAACGTAAATATGACAGTTTTGGCAAAGTTATTCGGGGGTTGACTTTCCCTTCATTGTTTAGTATAATAGACAGAATGCTATAGTTTTGTCTATAATGGGATACATTATGAGTTTGTGGGTTGATCAACAGTACATCGGTACAATTTCCGTAAGATTAGATAAGTTTAAGAGAAAAGGCGACTATCTCTATAACTTCCGTTGCCCTATTTGTGGCGACAGTCAAACCAATCGCAATAAGGCGAGGGGTTATCTTTTCGCGCAGAAAGGCGGCATGTTTTATAAATGCCACAACTGTTCCGCAAGTATGTCTCTTGGCACTCTTATCAAAGAATTAGACCAATCACTCTACAAACAATATTGTCTTGACCGATACAAAGAAGGTGAGACAGGCCGCAAATCACACAAAGAACACGGCTTTATTTTCAAGCCTGTGACATTTCAAACTACAAAAGAAAATAACGCATTCAAAGGCTTACTTTCGCCAATAAAAAAATTGGCAGAAAAGCATGAAGTGTGCGAATATCTACGGAATCGAAAGATTCCCGAACATAGATATGATGACCTATATTTTGTAGACGATATTCAAAAGTTTAAGCAATTCGCGGATGGCTATGACGATAAAATTGTCGGTAGCGAACCGCGCTTAGTTTTGCCTTTCTTTGATTTGAATGATGATCTAATCGGCTTGTCTGGTCGTGCTGTTCGTGGCGAGAAGTTACGATATGTAACGATTAGAATTAAAGATGATGCACCCATGATATTTGGTCTGAACAATGTAGATAAATCTAAAACAATCTACGTTACTGAAGGTCCTATCGATAGTTTATTTTTACCTAATGCAATTGCGTCAGGTAATGCGAATCTTAAATCAGTCGGAGATGTATTTGCGAAAAGTAATTTGGTATTAATCTACGACAATGAACCTAGAAATAAAGAAATTGTTAGAGAAATAAAGTCAGCAATTGATGACGGCTTTAGCGTCTGCATTTGGCCTAAGGCAATAATCGAAAAAGATATAAATGATATGGTAGTAAAGCAAAAATTAAGCGTAGATGAAATTCAATCTATTATAGATAAAAATACTTTTGCGGGACCTGAAGCGTTGATGCAATTTAATGTATGGAAGAAATTATGAAAGTAAAGTTAGTCTCTTATTCACAAATGTCAGAGGAATTGAAGAATGATATTCGATACTCAATGGATGCACAGGAACTTGTCGCGTATTGTGCCAGGGTATCGAATCCAGCCAGCCAGTCCAGTAATGAAAACTCAGAACGACTTATCCGATACCTCGCAAGACACAAGCACTGGTCACCATTCGAAATGGTCTCAGTCTGCCTCGAAGTTGAAACCACAAGAGACATTGCAAGACAATTCCTACGACACAGAAGTTTTTCCTTTCAGGAATTTAGCCAACGATACGCTGATCCAACGAAAGATTTGGATTTCGTATGTCGAGAGGCACGCCTTCAGGACACCGCTAATAGACAAAACAGCGTAGAAGTAGATGATCAACTATTACAAAACGATTGGTATCGCGCACAGCAAAGAGTGATCTATGCGGCTAGACGAGAATATGAATGGGCTATTGCAAATGGTATTGCAAAAGAACAAGCAAGAGCAGTTTTACCTGAGGGTCTAACTGTATCTAGACTCTATGTGAATGGAACACTCAGATCATGGTTACATTACATTGAACTGAGAAGCGGAAATGGAACTCAAAAGGAACACATTGAAATTGCAAAGGCTTGCGCTGAAGTGATTGTAAAAGTATTCCCAATGGTTAAAGAATTTGTACAAGAATAATAAAGGAAGAAAATGAAAATTGATTTTTCTAGGGACGCACTATTTGACGAATTAGGTTTAAAGCGTTTAAAAGAAAGTTACATGCGCGAGGATGAAGAGAGCCCTCAGGAAAGATTTGCATATGTGTCAAAAGCGTTTGGAAGTAATGATGCACACGCACAACGTCTTTATGATTATGCTAGTAAGCACTGGCTTTCATACTCTACACCAATTCTTAGTTTTGGTCGTAGCAAGCGTGGTCTTCCTATCTCTTGTTTCTTGCCTTATCTAGATGATAGTGCAGAAGGCTTAGTTGATTGTTTGGCTGAAGTAAATTGGCTCAGTATGTTGGGCGGAGGAGTTGGAATTGGTGTTGGAATTCGTTCGGCAGATGATAAATCGGTTGGAGTCATGCCCCACCTTCGCACATATGACGCATCATCTCTCGCTTATAGACAAGGTAGGACTCGCCGTGGTAGTTATGCCGCTTATCTTGATATTTCTCATCCGGACATTCTTCTTTTTCTTGACATGAGAAAGCCAACAGGCGATCCAAACATGAGAGCAATGAACTTGCATCATGGCATCAATATCACAGATGACTTTATGCAAATCATTGAGAATTGTATGATCGATTCAAAAGCAGATGACTCTTGGCATTTAAGAGACCCACACAATGGCGACATAAGAGAAACAGTATCAGCAAGAGACTTGTGGCAACGCATTCTTGAAAATCGCATGATGACTGGTGAACCATACTTGCATTTTATAGATACAAGCAACAAGGCAATGCCTGAGTTTCAAAAGAAACTTGGTATGTCAATTCGTCAGAGCAACTTATGTTCTGAAATTATTTTACCAACAGGCAAAGATCGAACCGCAGTTTGTTGTTTGTCTTCAGTTAATTTGGAGTACTTCGATGAGTGGAAAAATAATAAACAGTTCCTCCGTGATGTTGCTGAGATGCTTGATAATGTTTTACAGTATTTTATTGATAACGCGCCAACTACCATTCCCAGAGCCATTCATTCTGCTAGGTCTGAGCGTTCTATTGGTGTTGGAGCCTTAGGCTTTCACGCTTACTTGCAGAAAAATAATGTGCCGTTTGAATCAGCACTTGCAGTAGGCAGAAACAAACAAATCTTTAAACACATTAGGAGTAAACTAGATGAAGCAAATCTTCAACTCGGTAGTGAACGTGGTGAAGCACCCGATGCTACGGGTACTGGTCAGCGTTTTAGTCATATGTTGGCTGTTGCTCCAAATGCTTCTTCGTCTATCATCATGGGAAATACTAGCCCTAGTATTGAGCCTTACCGTGCTAACGCATACCGTCAGGACACTTTATCGGGCTCATCTTTAACTAAGAATAAGTGGTTGGATAGAGTTATTCAAAAGCACCTGTCAGGTGATGGAGAGACAGTATCGCAAAATGACTACAATGATATTTGGTCATCTATCATTGCAAACGATGGTTCTGTTCAACATTTAGATTGGATGGATGATTGGACAAAAGACGTATTTAAAACATCAATGGAAATTGATCAGCGTTGGATTGTACAACATGCCGCAGATAGACAAGAATATATTGATCAAGCACAATCACTCAATCTATTCTTTAGACCAGATGCAAACATTAAGTATCTACATGCAATTCATTTTATGGCATGGAAGATGGGTTTGAAAACTCTTTACTACTGCCGTTCAGAAAAGATTGGCAAAGCAGATAAAATTTCGAAACGAATTGAACGTGACGTAATTAAAGAACTAGATATGAAAGCAATTGTTGAAGGCGATACCTGCCTTGCATGTGAAGGTTAATAATGTTATTTTATAGGGTTGAGGTTAAAACGGCAACAAACCCAAAGATGGGTTTGGGACTATTTACAAAAGAATTTATACCAAAAGGTAATATGTTTTGGAAGTTTATTGAAGGCGTAGATATAAAAATTTCAAAACAAAAACTGAATCAGTTAAATGATGCACAAAAAGAACATTTTTACAAATATGCATGGATAGAAAAAAACGAAGAAAACTTTTATTACATGTCTTGCGATTTAAACAATTTTATGAATCATAGTTATACACCAAACATTGATGGAAGTAAAAAAGAACTTTGTTCATATGCATTAAAAGACATTCAAGTTGGAGAAGAACTTTTCATAAATTATGAAGATTTTAGTTTAGACTTTGATAAAAATGACGTAAAAGAATAGGAGATATAGATGAGTTTTTTAGTAGCAAATACGCCAAGAGTTAGATGTTATATCAGAAAAGAATATCTCTACAATTTTGAAAAAGGATTTGGCGAATACGTACCTTGTATTTGGGTATCAATCAAATCAATGAGCCGTAGAGCATTTTTCATTGAATCGTATCTACCTGAATATGGTGCATTGTATGATAAACTTCCATTGAGTGCATATGTGTCTCGCACAGATAACATTACTCCGTCAGAGTTTTTGCCTTTAGACCATTTGCAAATTTGGGATTGTTTATCGTATGATCTTACCGTGATACAAAAATCATTCCTAATGAATCTAAGCGGTAAGTTTTACGCTAAGAATAAAGAATGGCATCAAGGAAATTATATGTTTACTGTTGACAATTGTGCATCAGATGAATACCTAGATGTAGGCGATGCAGAAAATCCAGAAGATCATAAGTCATATAACTTTCTAGAACTTGACAATGGTCAGTATGCGGCACAGCCAAACAATCGTTGCATATGGCTTGATGCCGCAAGCAATCCAAAAGAATTAAAGTTTCCAGACTTTAAAGTTTGCACTAAGAAATATATTGTTGAACAAAATCCTAAGTGGGCAATAGGTGATGCAGATACAGTAATGTACGAATGAATATAATTGTGGAAATAATTTCATTAATAATTAGCCTTTTACTTTGGGCAATTCTTTCTAAAAACAAAGAAGAAATAAACGAAGTACAAAAACAAGATGGAATCTCAGTCTATATTGAAAAGATAGATGAATTTTATTATGCTTGGCACGATAAAACTTTTATCTTTCAAACAAAAGACACTAAAGAATTAGTTGCATACATAAAAAGCAAATTCCCAAACAACATTATAAAAATTACATCAGATAAGGAACTCACATGGTTACAGGAAGCAAAAAAGGAATTGAATCTAAACTAACGGATGAACGAAATGCGTTTAAGCCATTCAATTATCCTTGGGCATATAATGCTTGGTTAAAGCACGAACAATCACATTGGTTACACACAGAAGTGCCAATGCTTGAAGACGTAAAAGATTGGAGAAACAAACTAAATGAAAATGAAAAACAATTTCTCACACATATTTTCCGATTTTTTACACAAGGAGATATTGACGTTGCTGGTGGTTACGTCAACAATTACTTGCCTTATTTTCCTCAGCCTGAAGTACGCATGATGCTTTGCGGCTTTGCCGCAAGAGAAGCATTGCACATTGCCGCATACTCACACTTAATTGAAACCCTAGGTTTGCCAGAAGCAACTTACAATCAATTCTTAGAGTATCAAGAGATGCGCGATAAACATGAATATGTTTTAGACTTATCTGCTCAAAATACAACTAAAGAGAATACTGCAACTCACATTGCCGTGTTTAGTGCATTTACTGAAGGTATGCAATTATTCAGTTCTTTTATTATGCTACTTAATTTTCCCCGTATGGGTAAGATGAAAGGTATGGGGCAAATCGTCACTTGGTCTATTGTTGATGAAACTATGCACGCCGAATCAATGATTAAGTTATTCCGCACATACATAGAAGAGAATAAAGAAATTTGGAATGATGATTTAAAATCAAGAATTTATACTATCGCTGAAAAGATGGTAGAACTTGAAGACAAATTTATCGACCTTGCTTTTGGCATTAACTCAATGGAAGGATTAACTTCTGAAGAGGTTAAAAAGTATATTCGTTATATTGCAGATAGACGATTAATTTCATTAGGTCTAAAAGGCATCTTTAAAGTTAAAAGAAATCCTCTGCCGTGGGTAGAGGAAATGATCAACGCACCTACACATACTAACTTTTTTGAGAATCGCGCAACCGATTATGCAAAAGGCGCCCTCTCGGGTAAATGGGAAGAAGTGTGGGGCAAAGCGGCATAAGGAGAAAGAATGACAGTATTTGAAATATTTTGTGAATCGTGTAACATCGATTCGCATGTTGAATCAACACAACCACCAAAGTTTTGTCCTATTTGTGGAACGGAAGTAGACGATACAAATATAGCAGAAGAAGAGTGGCAGGAAGATGTAGATGAAGAATGGAATAAAATTTCCGAAGATTCTTTACGAGATATAGATGACTGGAAATGATCTACGCAGGCATTGATTACTCAATGACTGCTCCTGCGATGTGTCTATATAATGATACAGTCGGAGAGTTTAAGTTTGAGAATTGTAAGTTACATTATCTAACGCAGTTGAAGAAGTATGACGTTTCATTCAAGAATGTAAACGGGCAATACTTTGAATACAAGAATGAGATGGAACGATACGATATAATTTCTAGTTTTTTTATTGATAGAATTTTAGAACTAGATGAAGAAACGAAAGTCTTCATTGAAGGCTATTCAATGGGATCGAAAGGTCGTGTGTTTAACATTGCGGAGAATACAGGCGTATTAAAATACAGGTTTTGGAATTTTCAAATTAAATTTGAGACAATAGCACCCACAGTAATTAAGAAGTTTGCCACAGGTAAAGGCAACTCAAATAAAGAACAGATGCAATTGGTCTTCGAACAAGAAAATTCCATTCGATTAAAAGATGAATTGAATATGACTGAAAAGCAATGGAATCCTTCATCGGATTTGATTGACGCTTATTATATTTGCAAATATGGATATCAAAATGAACAAAACAATGGATGAAGAAGTAAAAAACCCTTTCGCAAATTTGTTTGACGATAAAATTATAAATTGTAAACCAATTGGTAATCTTATCACAATCTACATTTCAGGCACTATAGAACCTCCCGAAAAATACATTGGATGTATCGATGCAATTCGAAATGCAAACGATACGGATGTAATTCGTATTCATATCAACTCACCTGGCGGTGATTTGTTTACTACGATTCAATTCATTCGTGCCATTGCAGAGTCTAGCGCAATGGTAATTTGTTCGGCAGAAGGTGCATGTATGTCTGCCGCAACAATGTTATTCTTATCAGGACAAAGATTTGAAATTTCAGAGCATTGTCTTTTCATGTTCCACAATTACTCTGGTGGCACTTTTGGTAAGGGTGGTGAGATGTATGATCAACTTGTCAATGAACGTAAGTGGTCGGAAAACATCATTCGCAAAGTCTATGAAGGCTTCTTGACAGAAACAGAAATCCGTAGTATACTAGACAATAAAGATATTTGGATGGAAGGTAAAGAAGTAATGAAGCGTCTTGAATCAAAGATAAATCCAAAACCTACAAAACCTAAGACGCCACCGGCGAAGAAAAAGACAGCACCAAGAAAAAAATAAATTTAGGATTCGTTATGTATCATTTGAAATTTAATTTCTTTCACATAGGTGATCAAATCGCCACGACTGCTATGCCAGAAAACATTCACAATGTAACTGGCAAGAAGTGCATCATTTCAGACGAACGCATTTGGGCATTCAAACACAATCCCTATGTTGTCTTCATGAAAGAAGACGAAGCAAACAAACATCCCACAATTAGTCTTATTCCAGACTGCCGCATTCAAGAACAAGTGAAGCAATACGTTGATACAATGAGAGTGCCTGTAACAAACGGGCAATCTGAATACATGTGCATTCAACTTGGCTTCAACAATGTTAACCTCAGACACTCTCGCTTGTATATTCATGAAGATGAATTAATTCAACCAAATCGTATTGTTGTTCATACCACAGGATCAGACAGACGCAGAGATGGCGAGATAGCAATTCGCACTACATCAGGCGAAGATGATGTTCGTGTCATGTCTGATGACGTTATAGAATCAATCAACAAAAATTATTCAAATTATGAAATTATTCAAGTTGGTGGTGATAACGATAAGCCTCTTGGTGGCAATAGCACAAACCTCTGTGGGAAACTCGACTATTGGGAAGTTGCAAAACTTAT